CCAATCGGACCACTCTTTTAAGTGTGCCCATAGATCTTGTACTAGTTTCATACAATCCTCCTTTGTTGATAGGGTTTTATTACTTTACGCCCTTGAAAGCAACTTTTTTGATCTGTGCCTTACTTGTCTGTCCTTTTGGACCACTACCTTTGTTTTGTTTTACAACAAAAGGTGAGTAAACAATTGCAGCATCAGAAGAAACTTGTAAATTTGGAAAAGGGTTTTTTTGTTTTACCACCTCTACCTTTGTTTTTTTAAAGTTCATGCTCTTGCCTTTCCATAACCACGTTGAGCTAGTCTACCCGCAAGTCCACCAGCTTTTCTTTTAATAACACCTCTACCCATTAAGACGTCTTTTTTTGTAATTTTACCATCACCACTAAGATCAGGAAAACCACCTTTTTTTAAACCTTGTGCTTTTAGTTTTTCAGTCGCTTGTTTTAATCCTGGCATATCTACCTCAATGTATAGTTGGTTTAATAAGTTCTAGAATATCATAACTGTTATGAGTTTCCAAATCTTTTGCTTCTTGGGGTGATAAATGTTCATAATAAATCATTTTAGCACACGCCATCATAGCACCAGCTAAAAGTATACTATCCTCTGGTGTTTTTCCAGTTTTTTTTGCTATGATAATTAACTTCTCGTAAAAATCAGCCAGTTTTGCTTCTGCGTTTTCCATTTTTAGATATTCCTGCTTCGTTTAATGCAATTGCAATTGCTTGTTTTCTAGATTTAACCTTTTTTTTAGATCCGCCAATGTTCAATTTGCCTTTTTTAAACTCTCGCATCACTTTTGAGACTTTTTTCTCTCTTTTTTTCACTACTTTTGCTTTGAAAGGTTAACATTTGCACGAAGTTGCGCAATATCTTCTTGTGAATCTATCTTATCTTGCGTTAATTTTGCATTTTGGTTAAGTTTTGCCTTATCTAAACTTCTTCTTGACTCATCATCCATAGCTTTTCGTTGTATGTCTTGTGCTTTTAACTGTAATTCTTGTGCTTTTAACGAAATCAACGGATCTTGACCCTCTTCAGCTAATATTTCTTGCTCTTCGCCAACCATTTCTTCAATCATAGCGCTTATTTTCTCTGCAACCTGTTGTTCTATTTGTTCTTGTAATGCTTGTTGTGCCTCTGGAGGTAATTGACCACCAAATTCTAATGCTTTTTGCTCTATTTCTTGTCTCATTTCCTCTTCAACTTCCTCTCTAGCTTGTAATCCAATATGTTCTACTATGTGAGCTTGTAATATTGCCATGGTAGGTGGATTACCTTTTACTAAAAACGATGACATAAACGCTCTGTGTGCATCCATGTGTGCTAAATGATTTTGACCTCTAAAGGCTATCAAGCCAGCATTACGTAACGCATTAGCATTTTCTACAGCTGGGTCTGCTGGTTGCGGTTCAGATGGTGCTGGTAGTATAACATCAATATCTTTTACTCCTAGTGCTTGATACATTCTTCTGTATGCTTCGTACATATTGTGAGAACCTGGATCTGATTGTGCAAGTTGCAACTGAGTTTGTGCCAACGTAACACGTTGAGCCATAGAAAATATGTTAGGATCAGATACTGGAATTATATCTATCTCTGGTCCGAAGTCTTCAGCTTTTAGACTAGGAGTTGCATTAACACCGACTTCATATGGATATGTTGGCGGTAAAGCATCTGCAAAAAGTCTAGCTAAAAGTTTAAATTCTATTTTTTGTGCATAGTGTAATCTTTTATGAATAGCAGACATAACTCTCGCACCACGTTCCATGAGAGCCATTGTTGTTCCAACAGGTGCATTTGCCGCCACACTGTCACCAATTTTTTGATCAGCTATCGCTGCAAACCTTGTTCCTGCTTCTACACAAAAACCTAATAGTTGAAATAATGTTCCACTTGGTTCTTTATAAGGTAGTGGTAACAAACCCTCTCGTAAGCTTCCTCCAGGTGCATCTACATCTCTAAACTCTCCTGGCTGTAAAGGATTATCATCATCAGCAACTCTTAACCCTCTCGCTTTAAATCCTGCAGGTAAATTCGATAATGTTCCTGCATCTAGTAATTGTCTTAATGCTGCTGTTGCAGTTCGTGATAAACCACCAAGCATGTGCACCAAACCAAAACCATAAAAACTGAAACCAGGTAAAAATTTATAATGAACAAAATATTGTGTTTTAGCTCTGCTAGGATCATCCTCTCTGTAATTTCTATAGATTGATAAAACTTTTCCAGAACCCTCATCTATGGTTACTATGTAAGGAACTTTTATTCCGTCTTCACTGTCAACACCCTCTATGTTTAAATCAACGTGCATCTCTAGAAGTTGATATAAATTATCTTGATAAGATTTTTTTACACCAGATATCTGTCCTTCTTTTTCTTGTAATCCTGATTGATTATCATTTGCTTTAATATCAACGTCTCTGTACATTCCAGATACTTGCATTTTTCTAATTTCATTTTCTGTTCTTCTAATGACATGAGTTATTCTTTCACATGAAGGAAAATCAGTTGTTTGATAAGGAACATACAAATCATCACTAGGTACAAATTTAGATACTGGTCTGCCTAGTCCGTCATCAAAATAAACTTTTTTAAAAGCAGAACCAGAAAGCGGTAAATAAAATAACAAAGAGTCTAGGTCAGGATCGTACTCCTCCATCTCATAAGTTATTTGATAATTCATGAAATCTTTTACACGCTGTGCTCTTTCTTCTTTTATTGGGTCTACTTGGCCAATGATTTGCGTATTTACTGGTCCGCCAGGTGGTAATAATTCTTTGTAAGCTTGTGCTTGAAACTGTGTTACAGCTTCAGATAACATAGGATGAGTTACTGAACTTGCACCCTGAAAAGGCTGTGATCTCTCTTGGTATTTAAAACCAAGTAAATCTAAACCTTTTTTGTATGTTTCTTCCCAATCTTGTCTTGATACTTTATCTTCTTCAAAAGCATCTCGTAAATCGTTTGCAATTATCTGTAATTTATCCTCTTCTAAAACCTCTGCAAGGTTCATGTCAAAACCAACATTTATTAGATTTTCCTGTTCTCCTATGATTGCTGAGCCATCCTCCATCATTTCAACATTAGGATTAGCTTCTTCAACTTGTATATCAACTACGTTTTGCGCCATTTGCTCTGTTTCTTCAGGAAACGGTGGAGCGTCTGGAGTGAATCCTATAGGTCTGTCAACTGCCATTATTCTACCTCAAATATATCAATTATCTCTGGAGTATACACCACTCCTCCTTTTTTTCTATGAGTTTTATGTGGTAATAACATCTCTGGTGTAATTTTAATAGCATAAGCGTCGCCTATACCCTCTACTTTTATTATTTTAAATTCTGAATTATTCTCTTTTGCTGCACGTTGTAAAGCTTTTTCAAGAACTGAAGTGTAGTGTTTTCCATTAGGATCAACACTATTTGGTCCTCCGTAAAATTCTTCTACACCTATCCCTTTTAACTCTTCACCTCTTTCCTTCGCTGCTTTTCTTTCTGCAATAGGCGTATCTGTGCCTCCTTTATTTAAACCAGCACCAGGATATCTCTCTTTTATAAATTTAGCTGGAGATATTGCATACCATTGTGCTGCATTATCAGCTTTGTCCACAAACAATCTTTGAGCCGCTGCTGCTAAGTCTCTCTTGATTATAGCCTCACCCCATTCTGATCTGTTTTTAAAAGGCACATTAGGATATAGTTGTGCCATAGCGTTTTCACTGATTGCTGTTTGTAATTGTTCCAACATTTGTTTCTCTACTTTTAATGCTTCTTGTGACTTAGCCACTAACTCGCCATCAGGTCTTGTTCCCGCTGCTGCTAAATCCTCAAACACTTTTTTGTTTTGTTGAAACACTTTTATAAATTGATCCATCTCTGCTGCTGTTTTAAATATTGGTCTAAACACAGTTTTATTTGCTGTGTAAAACTCTACTACTTCAGGATTTACACCACGAATTGGATTATTGTAATCTGCCTGTTCTATGGCTAATCTTCTACTAGCAGGTGTGTCATCTAAAAGTTTACCTATCTGTTGTAGTAAGCTTTCTTCAAATCGTTTTGCATTTTGTAATACATCTGATTGTATCTCATCTGCAAAAGTAACAATTGTTTTACCTCCACCTTGTGTTGCAGCTTCTAGCTCTTTGATTCTAACTAAATCATTTTGTAGTTTAGTTTTAAATTGTTGTATTTGATTAAACAAAGGTTCATCTGCTGCAATAAGCTCGGCTCTTCTAGTTTCCACTACATCTCTAATCACGTCATCCGTAACCTCATCAATAGATGGTATTGTAATACCTCCTTCGGCATCCATTTGCCTTTTTATTTTTAGATAAGCAGCAGTTTCTAATCCTTTTATTTGATTAGTCAGTTTCTTTTGATTTTTCTTTATTGTTCGAAGACTAGCCAGGTCAGCTGCTAATTGAATACCTGATCCTGTTTTTTCTACAGGTATGGTTGCATTACGGTCCGTGAGCCGTGACCAAGCAATAACATAGTTTTCACCAAACTCATGTAAGGCTCCTCCCTTTGGTGTTGGAGGCATAGCATCTGGATCAAGCGGTATTTCTTTTGACGGAAGATACATGACTGATTCTCTATATGTACCAGGCAAAGCTCCATCTTCTTGATATCCTGCATACTTAACTTGTTTTGTTCCACCGTAAGCAGCGTCTCCGTAAACAACATTATCGATTTTACGAACTGGAGCTTCACGAATGATCTCCAACATTTTACTTGTGTTTAATGGTAAATTATTATCTGTAGATATTTTAATGTAGTCAAGAAGAGCATTGTCTTCTAACTCTGCCTTACCTATTCCTTTTTTATTTACAAAATCAAAAAACTTTTGAGAAGAGTCAAACTCTTTTGGTGTATTAGGGTCCATGAGCCGTGCTTCGAGGCCCGAGTAGAAAGCTGACTCAGACGTTTCTGGTGAATCAATAATTGTATCGCCAAGTTTCTTTTCAACATTTTCAAGATTATTTTTTTCACCTTTAGTAAATTTTTGAACAAGCATTTTAAACTTGTCTACATTTGATATCGCCCATAATGGCACTTTACCAAAAATTCCAGCCATCTGAACTTCTGGCATCTGTTCGTCCTTTGTCGGTTTTAGTTTTGCATCTTCAAATAAAGATCCTAAATCTTCGACTGATTCATAACCTGATTGATTCAAAATATCCTGTATGTTTACATCTTCACCAGCCATGCCTGTCATATCAATTGAATCTGTAAACTGTCCTGGATCACCGCCCAACGCAAATTCTGGAAGTGTTGTTGCATCTTCTAACAACTGATCTTCGTCTGATAATTCTGGTTCTACTTTTGGTCTGATTAAACTTGGATCGGCGTCCTTGAACATTTCAGGATTAGCATCAACAATTTCTTGTTTAAAATAACCATCTTCGTCAAATAAAGTTCCATCACCCATTTCAGTAGGAGATAACAAAGCAAAAGGTAATCCAATTTTAGCTAGTTTACTAAAATTTCTAACTAATTTTTTTACCGTTGTGTTTTGTTTTTTCATATCTGAAAGCTTAAATCCTTTTGGTATTGCTGCTTTTGTCAATGTTGAATAAAGTTTTTTAAGTTTACCTCCCTCTGCTGCTTTGTATTTTACATGCAATTGTCCCACTGTGTAAGGAAAGGCTTCTCTCAAAGCTTTGTATGCTTTTGGATTAGAATTTTTTATTTTTGTTAAAAGCTCAAAACCGCTTACCGCTGATCCTACCATGCCTGCGGTAAATCCAGCAGCTTCAGGCCCTGTTGCATCTCCGAAAGCTGACAAGACACTTACTTGATCATCTGGGTTAGTATTTTCTAATTTTGCAAATACAGGAATTATTTCTTTTAATTCTGGTATGGCCTTTCCAAAGTCAGCCCCTGCACCAAACATACTTAAACCTAAAGCTTGGTTCTGAAGCATAGTCTTAGGAGCATCGTAGACCCCAGTAGCAAATCCTGCTACTGCTTCTCCTAGTTTATTTCTCTCTTGTTCAGCCATTTTAGTATTCTAGCATTTCTTCAATAGAAGCGAAACCTCCTTTTTCAAACCCGTCAGGTAAGAAATATTCGCCGCCTTCTTTGATTATGTTTAAATTTTTTCGTTGAGTATTTAAGTCAAAGTCTGAGCCTATGTAGCTAAATTTTTTGTTACCTTTTAAAGAATTTATCAGTTGTCCAGCATCATAAAAAGCTTTTCCATATGCTCTATACTTACCAGTCTTTTCATTAAATATTCTAGATTCTACACCTAACATGGTCATGTCTTTAACAATTGCATCTCTTGTTCTAATTAATCTTTTTAGAGCATTCTGACCTTCTCTTGTTTTTCTTAACATCGGCGAAGATAAATCTTTTATTTCGTCCAACACAATTTGTAGCTCATTTTCTAGTTTTATATGAATTTTATTTCTAGGTTCCGTTGTAAAAAATGTTGGATACTTTACTTGTTCTATCTGTGTTTTTGCAAAGTCATCTCCTTCACCATACAAAGCTTGTCTTCTTACTCTCATCAGTGCATGACCTTTTTCTAAATTAGGTATTTTTGGTTCTATATGAATTAATTTTTCACCAGTGTTTTTTTCAATCTCTTTTTGCAAATCAATGTTAATTCTATCTAAATATCTTTTTCTATCTAAATATTCAAAGTTACCCTCATCATCTAAAATAGGTTCCAAAGTAAGTCTATCTCTTCTAATGTAAACTCCATCCCTCAATCTGTCATAAACTTTATTTCTATATGCCGTGTAGCCTGCTTTTTTAAAATATCCTGAAGCAGTAGGATCTCCTTTGGTAGGAGCTTCTTCAATTTCAATCTGTTCTTTTGCTTTTTGTATCTCTTCAGCATCCCGTTTTGCATCCATTTCAGCTTTTAATTTTTTAAGCTCTTCTGCTTCTTTAAGTTCTACTTGTTTTATTTTTTTTATCTCTTCAGCATTAGTATAAACTAAACCATCTTTACCTTTGTAAGGCAAAACTCTTTGTCCACTTTGAAACTCATCAATAATATTATCAGCATAGACATTAAAATTTTCTTGAATTTTTAATTCTTGTGGTGTGTTTGTGGTGTAACCCCCAACATCATTTATACTTTTACCACCATAATCTAAATACAACTGCCTATTTAAAAAATCTATATTAGCCATTCTAGTTAATTCTCTTTCAGCCAAATCGTAACGTTGTTCAAAAGACATGTTTCTATAATCAGGATTATTTCCCAGTATATTTGCTTCTCTCACAGCGTAAGCACGTATGTCATCTTTGTAATCATTCCATGTAACATTGTTAGGACTAAATATACTGTCTTCGTTTACATATCTTTTGTAAAACTGATCATTTACTCCAACAGCATCATTAATACTTCTAGCAGGAGCTGCATCTTCTACTTGTGCTATCTCATCAAAAATATCTAGTGTTTGATCAAAATCGTCTTTTATTTCTTCTTTAGCTTCTGATTTTAATTTTATATTGAAAACTCTATTTTTCTCTGCTTGTTCTAATTGATTTTGTCTAAGATTATATGCTGCTATCAAATCTTCTTGTGACATGTTTTCAAAGTCACTAAATTTTTTTACGATACCACTTTTTAATAAATCATCGAATATATCAGCACCAAATCTTATGGCATCTCCGCCCTTATCAACAGCTAGCTTAAATAATCCCTCACCAACTTTTTGCTGTACACTCATTAGTAATATTCCCTTGGTTCAATATATTTAGGATCATTCACATAATCAGATTCTAATTGTATGAAGTTTCCTTGCCTGAAACGCAACAACGCTTGTGTTGTTGAATCGACTAAATCGTCATGATCACCATATGGGAAAGCTGCACATTCTTCAATAACTTCTTCTGCCCACCTATCATCAGTACACCATACCTGTCCTGCTTCGAAAATGGGAGCTACGGAGTTAACACGAACGTGCTTATCATTGCCCTTACTAGGCGTATAAGTAACTACTGGAATCCCAACTTGCCGTAGCTCTTGTGTTAAAGGCATACCAGAAGCTTTGGCTTCGATCAAGATTGTTTCGGGTTCCCAGTATTTATATTCATCAAGTGCTATTTCTTTTAACTCAGGAAAATCCCAACGACCCTTTCGCATTGCTAAAAGTATAATGTGCCATGGGCCGTGTTCCACGGGTTTAAATACACCCCACGTTGTAATTGCTGAAAAGTCAGATGTCTCTTTTTTACTAAACGCTGTATCATAACTTTGTATAACATGAGTTAAATCAGGAACTTTTTCTTTTGGCCAGACTTTCCACCACTCTCGTTTTATGATAGAACCTTCTTCTGATGTTGGTGCTTGTTGCCATTGTGCTTGCCATTTTTGTTCTGACAGAGAAGCCTTAACGCCTTCTAGTTCAGATAGTTTCCAGAACTCAGGCCACATTGGTTTATCATTCAAAACCGCAGGAAACTCTACAACTTCCCATTGATCTGCTTTTGAGTCAGATTGTGCATTCATTAATTTACCTGTTAGGTCTTTTGTTGACCATCTTGTCATAACCACGACTATCGCACCGCCTGGTTGTAAACGTTGACGAGGGCCAGAGGTATACCATTCGTAGGCATTGTCCATGGCTGTTTGTGATAACGCATCTTGCTCCGAGTGTGGGTCATCAATAATCAGTAAGTCTGCACCACGGCCCGTGATGGCACCACCGACACCTGCTGCGAAATATTCGCCACCCTTGTTTGTTGTAAATCTACCCGCTGCCTTGGAATCCTGCGATAAACTTACATCAGGAAAGACATCCTTAAATTCTTGTTGATCAAACAAATTACGAACCTTTCTACCAAAATTATAAGAAAGCTCAGCTGTGTGAGTGGTTTGTATAATTTTTAGCTTAGGATTCCTACCCATCATCCATGACGGAAAAAGATTAGATGCAAACTCTGATTTTGTATGACGTGGTGGCATATTTACAATTAATCGTTTTATCTTTCCACGTGAAATATCTTCAAATTTTTCTGCAATAATTTTGTGATGTGAACCTGCAACAAACTCAGGCCAAACTTTTTTTACAAAAGTTAGGAAGGAGGAACGGGACTCCTCCGACACTTTCAACTGCAATTTCCTTAATTCGTACTTTAATAAATCCGTTGGTATTTTGGACATAATCGGAAAAGTTATATCATAATATCTGTTTGTGTAAAACTTAACACTTTAGACGACACACACGCAACCACCCAAATTGGTCTTGGTGGGGGTGTAAAACTACAAGATATGGTATTGACTTTGGTTGTAAGTACCTAATGTTGTCTATTGGTAGGTGATACGCTGCCTGGAAGAACTGGTAGTTCCTGCCTGGCTGCCTGAAGGTCATCATAAAAAAAGGGCGGATTAACCGCCCTTTTGCCAGCCCGTACGGATAAACTTACCTGCGTGGTAAGTGTTGTGCAAGTCTTTGCATTACCCTGTTACCCCAATCACGCACATACTGTGGACAGTTAGGGTCAAGGATAATAGTTTCAACTTCGCTTTCAAGGACTTTATAAAGTGCTTTCCAATTAATGTTATCAACATGAGTTGCTCTAACATCATTTGGGTTTGGGTTAGCAACAGCATTATCACGAGGTCGTAAACCGAACGTTTGTTCTACTACTGCTAATCGTTGAGATAAGTCGTTATCATTATCTGGCATTTTGATTTCTCCTTTCTAATTAACTTATTACTCCCATTTCATTTTATAATCAAGAACTTTCGAAAACTTTTTTTACGGAATAAAAGTCAGTCTGCACGGAGTGTTGCTATCCTTTAACTATACTAGCAAGACGGCTCTTGCCGTGATGCAATGGAAATGCAGACCGAACTTGTCGGTCTGCAAACTACATAGGCAATTTATCGGTACTATGCAGTTATTCGGAAGTCGGCAACTTCTTCAACTGTTGCCTTTTTATTTCTGCGAACTGTTGCCTCTTCTTTAGGCAACGCTTGTATTTGTTTATATTGCGTTGGCACTTTACATTTATGATATTCCAACTCGCCAAGTTTTTCTTTAACGAGATTCGTATCAACCTTAACGCTAAGTTTTTGCGAAACATGAAGAGAGTAGTCCTTACCATGTAATAGATTAGCATTTTCGCCGATACCCATATCAATAATAAGATTACGATTTACTTTTATGAAGTCATCTAATACTTTCTTCATTGTTAAGGCACGACCATAGCTATCTATGATTGCTTGTTTATTCTTCTTGCTAACACTAGCAACTGATTGGTGTGCTTTCTCTAGCACTTCTAATATATTAACTGATTTTGACATTTTAGTTTTCCTTTCGTCTTTCTGTTAATTATCCCTTTATATCCCATTTCATTTTAATTGTCAAATCTTTTTTCCACACGAACTTCGCAGACTGTTGTGCGGGGACTCCTGACTAACTAGTATACCTACACGGGTCAGCGACAGCTGATGGAGATGGAGATGCATCAGACAAACCACAGGTATAGTTTCTCCCACACCAACAGCCATGCTGTCAGCGTACCTGCCAGTGTCGCCTGGGGCTGCAGCAGTAGGGCAACTAACCAGGCGAATGCAATGATGTAGATCCAATGCATCAGCCAATCATTTCCTGCATCTGAGTCCATGCAGCTGCATCCTGGGCCACCTGCACATGGGCACCATCTCCCCAATCAAGAAACCAGTATTCTAAGCGATGTAGCTCACGGTGTTCGTTAACGTAGCCACGCAGCTCATCGCTGGGCCCGCCCCAGCTGAACTGCCAACGCCAGTACCCTTCTGGTTGGTCGTTGAATGTATGCGGTTCTACATAGTCGAAGCCAAGCGCCTCGTACTCAGGGTTCTTCAGGTCTTCTAGACGATTCTTCCACCTGTCTTCTATTAAATCCTTACATGTCTCAGTCATAATCATCCTTTCTAATGAAGAGGAAGGTGGGTGCTGGTACCCGACTTACCACCTTCCCTCTCTTGGGGCTGGTTGGCGTTGCACTTGGGCCATCCGTCTTCCACCAACCCTGATAACTATATAGTCCCATCTTATTAGATAGTCAAGAGGCAAATTCAAATTCTTTTGCACACGGCTGTACCACCAGGTGTCCTGACTACTGTTACTACTACACAGGTAACGGTTAGTAACGGTTGACAATGGAGATGGAGACCTATGGCTGTACCTGCAGCTGCGGGGGAAGACTGTAACTATACTGGTGGAGCTTCAGGCTTCGATAATGGAGAATGGAGAATGTAATCCTGAATGTCAGCCCACGCTGCCTGGGACGCTGGGATGGCCCATGACTTAGGTGCGTACTTAGGGGATAATGAGGCGATGGAGATGGCGATGGAGCTCGGAAATACACACATTAACCTCTGCTCGTGGTGGTGAAGCATAATAAAT